TGGGGTGGGGGGAGCGGGGAGGGAACCACAGGGCGGGACTTGTCCGGTGTGTGGTCCCGTGCTAGGGTGGGTCCATGATCACGAGACGAGAGATCCTTGCAACCATCAACGCGACCACGAGGGAGACCGGCTATGAGCGCGTCTTGGCCGGTGACTTCCTGTCCGCCATCCAGACAGACAACATCGATGCGCTCGATGCCGCCCTCCTCGACCTGGCAGGTGTGGCCCTGACCTCCTGGACATTCACGTTAGCTGTCCACGCCATCTGCGGCACGATGATCAAGCGCCACACTGTGGGCAGCAGGTCTTCATGGTCCCGCGTCCCAGGGTGGGTGCGCCGCCACAGTGAAACACCACTGGCCGCGCTAGCCCTCGCGTGCTACCTGGTGCGCGAGGGCAGGTTTGATCGCGAGGGGGTGGAGGACCTACTGGTGCGCTCTGGTTGGTGGTCCTGACCTAGATTGATCCTGACCCTGTTGGGAGTGCCCCTAAACGGCCTCAAACAGGCCAGGGGTAGCCTAGGTAGGGTCAAGTGCTGTTAGGCCGTAAATTGAGGATGCCTACACGCTTGACGGGGTGTCTGGGTCATGCAAGGGTAGTTACCATGACTTGGACATGCAGAGACTGCAAGAAGAACATCACCCGGAGCAACTACGAGCACTGCCCCGAGTGCCACGAGACGTTCGGGGGTACCACCGCGGGAGATATGCACCGTACGGGCCGGCACGGGGTGACTGAGGGTCCGGACCGACGTAGGTGTCTGACCCCAGCTGAAATGTCTGCTAGGGGCATGCCACAGCGGGAGGATGTCTGGGGCACAGGTAGGAGTACCCCTGAGAGCTGGAGGGGTCGCTGATTTACGGCCTAGCAGCCCCTACCCGGTAGTCTAGCTAGGGTAGGGTGCTGCTAGGGCCTCAGATTTGAGATACACAGGAGTTAACACCTGTTAATAATTTCAGATTTTGGGTTGTAGTAGGCCAGCAGGGGTGCTAAGCTAGATCCAACGAGACACAGAAAGGACCACACACATAATCGCCTTCAGGATCCAGGACAAGAGCAGGGGCGTTGAGTATCTGCTCGACCCTGAGACCCAGTACAGCTGGCCCATGGACTACGACGAGTCGAAGGTTAGGCGTGGTGTGAGTGGATGCGAGACCATCGCGGATCTGGCTGCGTATTGGGCCACACACTCAGTCGAGGCCTCTGACCCCGTGCTGGTGCGTGTGGAGGGCCCTCAGTCAGAGGACACCCCCCTCGACGAGGAGTTCGGTGAGGTCCTGGTCCTACCCGAGACCGCTGAGGTCATCGAGGACACCCTCGTGTGGACACTGATCAGCTACCTGGTCGACCTCTACGATGGGGACTACACCCTGACCTATGATCAGCTTGTGGAAAAGGCTGAGGAATGGCTTGAGAATAGTCGCTGAAATTACCCCTAAATGGGGTTGAAATAGCCCTAATAACGTGCTAAGATAAGTAACATCAAAACAACCAGAAAGGCCTCAAAATGAATGTTTCATGGAAAGACATCCACACCACATTGTATATGACCACGCAATTTGAGACTGATTTGGCAGGCCTTACTGAGGGCCTTGGGGCAGCATTAAAGTCAGAGGACCCTGATGATCTCAGAAACGCCTTGGAGTGGTGGGTAGCTATAGCTCACTCACCGTGGGCATTTGCTATTGGGGTGTCTGCTGAGGCAGGCCAGCTCTGTAAGAAGCTCACTATTGGCAGCAAGGCCTCATGGGGACGTGTATTGTCCCGTGTGCGCAGCTACGGTAAGGGCCTAGAGGGTATTGCTAAGGCTATGAGGTGTGAGCCCCCACTGTTCGCTATTGCGTACCTCACTGCACGTATGCATGATGACCTGATTGACCCGTCGGAGGTCGAGCTGATCCTGCATGAGTCAGGGTGGATTAACTAAGGTTAACAGTTTAGGTTCAGGGGTTGCGCTGGTCCACAAAGTATGCTAGGCTAGAGACATCAAAACAACACGAAAGGTTCAAAACAATGCTTAAGTTCATCGCCTACATGGCCGGTATCACCGCTGCTGTCGCAGCTGCACTAGGTGTCGGCGTCCTGGTCACCTGGATGATCTTCTACGGTCTGTGGTATGTGGCCCTCATCCTGATGGCCATCGCCGGTGTGTGGTTGGGGTTCAAGTACGAGTCTAAGTACGGCCACAAGGACGAGTTCGGTGATTGGAGTGAGTTCTGATGTATGAGTTCGGTGATCTGCCTCGGATGATCCAGAGCATCAAACCTGAGCGAGGCTGTATGTCGTCTGTGGTCTTCTATAGCCCTGATGGTATCTGGTGGGTGCCGGGTAAGTACTACCCCAAGCCCGGAGGGGCTTATATCCACCCAGTAATGAGGCTGCTAAATGAGGTTGGGGGGTCACGCCCGGGCATTGCGTACATAATTAACCATGTTTGCATCACTTGTGAAGCTATTCTGAAGACTTTTCCACAGTTCGACAAGGTTATTGTTAGGAGCTATAGTGATCAATGAGATTGAGCTAGCCTATGAGATTGCCCAGCAATCCTCCCACCCTGAATGCAAGGTAGGTTGCTATTTCGTAAACACCTCTGGGGATTACCAGATATCCACGCATAACGTCGAGCTTGGCCCTAAATGCCACGACATTGCACCTAACGGGCAGTGCCTTGAGTACATCCACGCGGAGGTGTGGGCTTCTCAACAGCTTATGGAGCTGCCCTATCGTCTTAGGGAGGGCCATATAGCTATGACCTATGAGCCTTGCGCCCCTTGTGCTAGAGCGCTGCTTCTGGCGGGGTTCAGGGGGTCTCTGGAGTATGATAGGCCATGGCTTGACCCAGCTCTGAAAACACCAGACTGGCGAGAGCATAAACAGGGTATAACCGTACTGCGTAATGCCCGTGTTGAGGTCACTAGATCTCGTCCCGAGTACGGTGCAAGGCACTATAATGACCTTAATTTCGGTGACTGGTACCCTCAATGTATGGAGACCCTTAATTGGGGTAATATCCGGTTTAGGCACCTTACTAAAGATGCCTGTATGGCTATTCTTGAAGCTTTTCATAAGTATCTTAATATGGGGTATAGTGTAAGTTCTGAGGTCGTTTATGGGGTGACTAATTACACCCTGGCTAAGAATTTCAATAAGGCGGTTAGAGACTTTACCTACTGGGCTAAACATGGTAGCTCATGGGTTAAGGAACCGGGTTACATAATTGTCAAGTGTGTATCGGAGGCTTATCGCCGTGCTGTGTGAGTATGACCAGAACATATACCACTTGTCTAGACAGGCTGCTGAGCTAGTCACAGAAGGCCAGGATCACCCCTACTGGTGCTACGGGTCATGGAGTGTGGTATACACTCATGCACCTCTGTCACAGACTCGTAGAGTATCTGTGGACATGGCTCAGCGTGAGCTCCACTGGATGCTTAGTGGGTCAGGGGCCACACAGCAGGACAGATGTGCTAGAATCACCCCCGATGTGGAGCGTATGTGGTCTCCGTGGGCCACAGACGAGCTAGGGCCTATGTATGGTGTCCAGTGGCGTTACGGAGGTCCTGACGGGGCATACGATGCCATACGTGATGTCGTGGACAGGCTTGTAGCCAACCCCACAACTAAGAGGGCGGTGTGGGTTGCCTGGCAGGGGTATGAGGTCGGGGCTATGCGTATCCCACCGTGTCCGGTGGCGTGGGCGTTCAATGTGGTAGGTGGCAGGGTCAACCTCGACATATTCGCCCGGTCCACAGACGTCGTGTGTGGTCTGCCTTACGATACGCTCGAGGGGTGGATGCTTATCCACCTGATGGCCAACACACTGAGGCATCACGGGCACGATGTTAAGCCGGGCCAGCTACGGTTCACTACTGCTAATGCCCACGTGTATTGCCAGAATCTTGACGTTTGGCATAAGCTGTTGATGCCTGCTAGGGTAGAGAAGGAGGTTGAGTTCATACCGTCTAAGCAAGGTGTGCTAGAGTTCAAAGGTAAAGGTTTTAAGGCGGTCAATTATAAGGCGCCTATTTATTCAGCGAAAGTGGTAGTAGTTTAATGTTGAAGTTATTGTTCATTGGTGCGTCGTGGTGCTCACAGTGCCCACAGTCTAGGGCTAATTTTGAAAGGGCTATTCAAAAGTTCCCTTATCTTGGTTGGGAGTATGTTGATGTTGAGGTCAATCCTGACCTAGGGCGTAAATTCGACATCATGTCCGTGCCTACAGTTATCGCCTTGCATGAGGGTGTGGAGGTTGCTAGGATGGGTACTGGGACCACACTCCAGTACAAGAAGATGATTGAAGGAGCAATTAACTAATGTTTGAGCCAGTCACTAAGCCTAGAGACTATCAGCTGGCCGCGGTTAGGTGGCTGGCTAAAAAAGAGCACGGTATGCTGCTGATGGATACCCGCACAGGCAAGACCAAAACGACTATCGACTGGTTGTCGTGGCTGATGCACAACCGTGATGTTAGGTACATTGTTGTGGTCTGCCCTAAGATCGCTATTGACGTGTGGGTCAGGGAACTCCAGCAGCATTACTGGGGTCCTGAGGCGGATATCGTCTATGGCGGTGCCTATGAGGCTACAGCACTGCCCAAGATAGTGCTTATCAACTATGATAAGTTTTCCCGAGGATATCCTAGTGGTCTGTTTAAATGGGCTGAGTACCACGCCTCGGCCATTGTCCTGGATGAGTCACACCTTATTAAGACACCTGCCAGCAAGAGGTCTAGGCGTATTGTGGGTATGGCTAAATCAGCCCGGTATCGGGTATGCCTGACAGCCACACCTGTGGGTAAACGCAACATGGTGGGTGAGATTTATCCCCAGATAGTGTTCTCTGACCCTTCTATTAGGGAAGAATTCCCCTCTGCTAAGTCATTCCGGGAGTATTTCGGTGAGTGGTCTAATTTCGGGGGATTCCCCCGTTATATAGGTCCAAGGAATACTGAGGAATACCAGGCACTTATTAAAGCACACTCCATAAGTATTAGCCGTGAGGACGCTCTGGGCACTAAGGCTGTGCAGGAGGAGGTTGTGCCCGTATACATGGACGAGTCCCGTCATGCTACCTACCAGGCTATGGTGCGGGATGAGCTCGACGTCCTGGAGCAGCAGGGTGAGACTGGAGCTGACTCGGTGCTGGCCCTGTTTGCCAAGTGCCGCAGGCTAGCTGAGGGGCTATCCACAGGTGAGGGAAAGCTCATGCACAGCACCCACAAGCTCGAGGCCCTGCTGCGCATACGTGACAGCTACAGTGGCCGTATAGTGGTAGCTAGCGAGCTACTCGACTCCCTCACAGTGCTGGAGGGTCACTTAGACCCCACGTATAGGCTGGATGGTAAGGTAAAGGATAAGACTGCCGTGCTGGACGCCTGGAAGGCCTCTGAGACTGGCACTCTGGTGGTAAATCCTCAAGTCGCTGCCACTGCTGTGGATATGCGCGAAGCCGAAGTGCTGGTGTGGTACGGGGTGCCTACCTCAGCTTTGACCTACCGCCAGATGTCTGATAGAGTAGCTCTAGCAGCCGATCCGAAGGTCATTGTCCTGGTGACTCAGGACACTGTGGAGGACTCCCTGTGGTCTAGCCTAAGCGAGGCCACAGAGTTCCGTAAAGAGATCATGCTAAATACCAGAGACTTCATGTCAGGAGAGACTTATGCTAGTGAATCCATCTGACCGACTTGTCATTGCAGCCACCCCAGGGGTTACCCCTGAAGTCTTCGCCCGAGGGCTGGGGTACGCCCCCAGCGAGCTGGTTGTGGACCCACAGAACTCACACGGTGTCATGACCCGCTCGTGGGTTGATGGGGATATCCACGACTACGTGGGTATCAATTCTGAAATCCGAGCAGGGGCTAAGCCCACTGTTCCACTGGCTAAGGGATTCAACCTTGCAGTGATTGCGTTCAATCTTGATGACCTGTTTTCTGACTGGGGTAAACAGCTGTGGGCCGGTGCAGACACTGGTTATTCTTGGGCCGAATTCCTTGTCCTGAGCGTAGGGTACCGCTCGTGGGTAACTGAATGTTCGAGGACAGCTAGCTGGAAACTGAATAAGTTCAGGACTGCCACGACTTTCACTATCGGAGAGTCGTCTATTGAGTACAAGTCAACTACTGATATTAGTACTGCACATAAGCTTGCAAAAGAACTAACGAAATGCTATTTCTAGACATCGAGACCACAGGCCTTAATCCCAGGGCTAAGGACGCCGCCGTGCTTATGGTTGGTATCCTTGGGGATAAGCCTGAAGATGAGCCACGTGTTTTCCACATGGCCTCTAAGCACCCTGAGACATGGCGTGCTAGGCTTGTCAAGCTGTGTGGAAAACTACCATCAGTGGTGGGACACAACATCAAATTCGACATAGTGTATGCTAAGCGATTCGGCGCTCATATTGAGGCATCTGGAGACACCATGCTTGGTGCCCATATGGTCGATGAGAACCGGTCTCTTGGGCTTAAGTCTCTCATGTCTGACTTTATGGGTGGGGATTGGTCTTATGACGGTGTGTGGGATGACTCTGATCCAGAGGCTATGGCGGCCTATCTGAAGAAGGACCTCCTGGCCACACGTGAGCTTTATAGAATTAACAAAGGTAAACTCACACCTAACCAGAAAAAGCTCCTTCGTAAGGTTGTGGTCCCGGCTATTAATATGCTAGCTGAGACTGAGGATTACGGCATACCTATTAGCCGGGATAAGCTTGACATAGCTGAGCATAAATACACCTCAGAATTGTCCGAAATAGACGCTAAATTGCAGTCTGAAATACCCTCAGAAATACCCGAAGGTATGCAGGTTAAGTGGGGTACTACTAACTTTCAGCGGTGGTTCCTGTACGACTATCTGGGTATCCCCAAAAAGGAGGTAGGAAAGCCAACTAAAGCATTCCCTAATGGTGCTCCTAGCCTTTCTAAAAAGGCACTTGCATATATGGATCACCCTATTGCTAAAACACTATTGGAAAGGTCACGCTTAAAGAAGAATATAGACGGTTTTATTACCCCTTATAAAGAGCAAATAGACGATAAAGGACGTCTATATACTTCATTCAAGTTGCACGGCACAGTCACGGGTAGGCTATCATCAGGAAAAGTGTGCGACGGAGTCGGAGTGAACCTCCAGCAGGTTCCGAAGGACCCCTACATAAGGGGACTGGTAGCTGCCCCCGAGGGTTACAAGATCATCGAAGCTGACTACAGCCAGTTGGAGCTACGCGTTGCAGCTGTGGTCTCACGTGACAAGAACATGCTCCAGCTGTACCAGGACGGGGGAGATATTCACTCACAGACCACACGTGCTATTGGTCTTGACCCAGACAATAGCTTCGACCGTAGGAAAGCAAAGATTGTCAACTTCGGCTTCCTGTATGGGATGAGTGCTAAGAGTTTTGTCCAATTCGCTAAGGTAAGCTACGGTACGGACATTACCCTGGATGAGGCTGAGCAGTTCCGGGAGGACTTCTTCCGGCACTGGTCTGGCCTTAGGCCCTGGCACGCCAGAGCTAAGGCTCGAGCTCACAAGCTGGGGTACTCCAGCACGATGTTCGGACGCCGGCGACACCTGCCTGGACTGTATAGTAGCGATGAGTACGAAATAGCCGCAGCTGAGCGCCAGGCTGTCAATAGCCAGGTACAGGGCACTGGGTCCGACGTTATGCTGAGAGCCGCCGTACAGGTGTGGTCCAGCCTAGAGGGAGACAGCCACATACTAGGCCTGGTGCATGACGCTGTGCTGGTGCTGGTCCCTGAGGAACTAGCCGAGACCACAGCGTCCATGGTTAAGGAGGTCATGGAGCAGCCTCTGCCTCACTTCGACTGCCCTCTGGTGGCAGACGTCGAAATAGGAACTTGCTGGGGACCAGAGATAGAGGTATAGTAGGAGACATGCAGGTAACGACAAGCTTGATTAAGGCCTGGCTTAATTGCCCCCTGGAGGCTTACTATGACCTCCAGGGGATAACGGCTAAGCCTCACCCTGGTACGGCCCTTGACAGGGGCACGTACCTACACGCGTGGCTCGAGACAGGTACCCCTCCTGAGCGTCCGGCGGACCTTATGGAGGAAGAGCATCAGATCTACGATGACCTCGATCGTGTGTACCGTGCCTACGAGTACAGGTACCGTGATGAGCCACTCAATGTTCTAGCGTGCGAGCTGGACTTGTCGCGAGGTATCCCGGGGTGTAACCACACCTACAGGGGCAAGATAGACAAGGTAGTAGAGCTAGGAGGGCGTCTCTGGGTGCTAGATCACAAAACACATCAGACTCTACCCACAGCTGAGTACCGCCAGCTCGATATCCAGTCTCATGCATACCTATGGTTGCTTGAAGGTAACAAGAAGAGGCTTGGTTGGGACCTTCCTCTGGGAGGGATGATCTGGGACTACATCCAGCCACAGCGCGTGGTGTGGCCCCAGCTGACTAAGACGGGTAAGCTTAAGATCACGAAGGGGTCCACAGGTAGCACTTGCTACCGATCTCTGATAGACTGGGCTCATGAGCATCGGACGGAGATCACCTCAGCTGAGTGCGATGTCATTGCGAAGGATGCTGAGTTGTTGAAGCGTCAACATTGCCCAGCGTTCACCCGACTGCTGGTACCGTTCAACAGTCAAGTACACAAAAGGCAAATCAAGAGTATACTAAGGTGGGCAAGACAGGTCGGTGAGTACGACTGGTCTAAGCCGCCAGAGGACCGTAACCCATCAGTGTGTGGTAACTCGTATCTCTGCCGTATGGGAAAGCTAGCAGCAGCCAGGGTAGAGTTCGGTACCGATGAGCAGTTCCTTCAGTTTTTTGACAAGCGAGACCCCATGGAAAGGTACAAATGATCACACTAGTGTACGGCCAACCTAAGACTGGCAAGACCACATTCGCGGCAACAGTGCCGGGAGTACGTATCCTAGACCTCGAGGGTGGCACCCGTGCAGTACAGGCCGAGACCACACACGTCGATACGTGGGAGGCCCTGGCTAAGTCTGTGCAGGGCATCGTTGCTAAGCCCCCGGCAGCTGTGGCCCTCGACAGCGTCACGGTGGCGCACGAACTCGCCCTCAACTTCGTCTCTGGACGCAAGCGTGGCGACCTCTTGACTGTGGCTAAGCCGGTTAGCCTGCCCCAATACGGCCAGGCCAACGAACTGATCAAGTCACTGATCCTCACTCTGAGGGGCCTGGACATCCCTGTGGTCCTGACAGGACAGGCTAAGGTCACCTATGTCGACGAGGCTGATCCTGAGGACGCTGATGTGGCCCAGACTAAGGAAGTCACGTTGGCCCTTCCTGGTCAGGCCAGGCAGTTTGCGCTCATGTATGCCGATGTGATAGGCTACACGGAGTCAGTTAAGCGAGACTCCAACACCGGCTACCGTATGTGGCTCAAGCCCACACAGGGTATCGTGGCAGGGTGTCGGGCTGATATAGCTGCCCGTAAGCCCTGGTTGGGGTCTCCGACTTGGGAAAGGCTTGAAAGGTACCTCACACATGATTGATTTTTCAAAGGTCGCCAGTAACGCCCTCGTACGTCTCTGTGACCAGATGGATGACCTGCCATGGCGCTTCGAGCACCATGACCTGGCCGTCATCGACGTGCCCAACCCCATCACTGTGGCCCACCAGGTAGGTCAGTACGAGGTGCGCTACAACGATCATGTCAATCGTGATATGTTCACCATCACTGTTTGCTTCTTCACCACAACGTCCGCTACAATTGACTACATCCGATCAGTCCTTAAGGAAAGGAACTCTAACAATGGCTAAGCTCTCGATCGACTTCTCCGACGTCAAGGCCCCCACATACACCGCTGCTCACCAGGAGCCTGGTGTGTACAACGCTGAGATAGCCGGTGTGGAACTGGCCAAAGCTAAGAAAGACGGCACTGACATGCTTGTCTTTGCTATCAAATGTGGCCCTGGGCGTTACCCCTACTACTGCAAGATTGTCCCCAACCAACTGTGGAAGCTTCGTGAGCTGATCGAGGCAGCTGGTACTAAGGTTCCTAGCAAGGTTGTACAGATTGACCCTGACAAGTACGTTGGTAAAAAGATCAACGTTGAGCTTGAGGACGACACCTTCTATGGCAAGTTGAGGTCACGTGTGGCGCGTGTGTCCCAGTTCGCTGAGGTTGAGCCCAAGGCTGAGGAAGTCCAGCAGGACGTCGAAGATGACTTCGGCGAGTTCGACGACATTCTCTGACATAGTCTGGGGCAGGGACAGGAGCCCTGCCCTGGGCATGCTAGAGAGTACGTTCTCACGCCAAGTGCAAAAGTATGTAGAGTCACGTGGTTGGTGGGTTGTCAAATACCACGCCAGCCAGTACACTAAGAAGGGTATTCCAGACCTCATCGCCTGCTTCAGAGGTAGGTTCGTGGGGCTGGAGCTCAAGACAGGCTCCTCTTTGAGCCAGTGGCAGATCAAGGTTGGGGCTGATATCATGTCAGCCGGAGGGTATTGGGCGTGTGTCACCCCAGATACCTACCAGGAAGAAGTAGCTAGGGTTGAGGATGAGGTTCTTCGAGACAATCTGGGAGGGTTGTGATGGGTATTTTTTCATCTGTGGGATCACGTGGCCGGGTCAGGCTTTCAACCCGGGCAAAGCCTTTAGGGTTATGGACCAACTTGACGAAGCGAAACGCTACGTGCGGGATCTCGTTGAAGCTGGGCAGGATGTATATTTCACTCCCGGTCTTTTCAGTAAGCCGGAAAGGAAAGCGGAGTACCTCAAAGCGGGCCCGCTGATCTGGTCTGATGTAGACGATGGCCACACAGAGGGCACAAACCCCCTCGTTGTGTGGGCTAGTAGCCCAGGGCACACACAGGCTATCTGGAGGCTTACTGAGACTGTGCCTCAGCCTGATCAGGATAGCTTATCTAGGGCAGTCAGCCACGTGTTAGGTTGCGACCCTGGGGGCTGGGACGCTACTCAGCTACTCAGGGTACCTGGTACCCCCTCGCACAAGCGCGGCTGTATGGTGGGTAGACCTACGTACGGGACCCCACAAACTCCTGGTGAGCTAGCCTCAGCAGTGTACAGGACACTGGACGGTAGTTCCGCGTCTGTGGCAGGCCAGCTACGTGCCAGCAAGGCCCTTGGTGATAGGTCCTCACAGCTGTACGCGGCTATAGCCAGCCTGCTGGAGTGTGGTGTCGAGGCTGAGTTTATACCCGGCCTGCTTCGCCACACACCACTCAACAAGTGGGGGTCGATAGACAAGCTCAAGGCTGAGGTCCAGAGGGTAGCTACGAAGCTAGACCTCACACGGTCTAAGGTCGAATCTGAACCGATTATAGGGATAGTTGAAGATTCACCTAGAGAGCCCTTGCTTCAGATTAGGCAGCTGTCTGAGCTAGTCGACATGCCCCCACCACGGTGGCGTATTGACGGCCTGGTAGAGGAGGGTGGCTGTGGCTTCATAGCTGCTCCACCTAAACACTACAAGTCGTGGATCATGCTGGATATGGCTATTAGCCTGTCTCTAGGCCAGCCAGTGCTAGGTTACGCTAGGTCACATCAGGCACCCTGCCTCATCATCGAGGCGGAGGACAGCCTGTCACGTGTGTGGGCTCGCGTACAGACTATCCTCCAGTGTCGCTTCCCCCACCATGACCCTCGAGGGTACATAACCTGCAAGTCTGGCGTGCTGGAGCTTAACCCTCCTGACGGGGATATTCCCCTCTATATAGCAGGCAGGCCCACACAAGGGCTGTCACCTGAGCTAGCCGAGGAGATAGGCGAGACCATAGACTCGATGGGTATAGGCCTAGTGTGCTATGACACACTGTCTATGCTCACCACGGAGTCGATTAATGACTCACAGGCTATGTACGGGCAGATACTCCAGCCTATTAAGGCTGTAGCTCAGGCTACAGGATGCTCTCAGTTGATAGTGCACCACACACGTAAGGCGAGCAAGGACCAGCCCTCCAGTGGAGGTGCGGCACTAGCAGGCAGTGTGGCCCTGCACGCCTGGTCAGACAACTCGTTGTACATTACACGACAGGCAGAGTCGTTGAGCATTCAAGTAGAAACTAAGTCGGGGTCCCAGGACCTCGTCGTCACCGGGCTAGACACTCCGGGAGAGTGGCAGCCTGAGGTTGTGCAATCGCTCTAGAGTGTGGTAAGGTAATACCATGATCGAAACACAGGGAACAATCCGAGTTGAAACTGTCGAAGACTTCTACGGAGCTAGCATCGAGGCACTCCTCGAGTGTGGCTACCTCTACACCAGTGAGCTGGGAGATATCTACTGGGATGCCTCACAACACACACCAGTCGAAGCAACCTTTCTCGTAGTGGAGCGGTGAACAATGTACACTATTGATGAGCTTCGTAAAGTATCAGCCACACCAGGGCACCTTAAGGTCCTCGACAAGCTGTCCGAGTGGGGCTACGATGAGCTGCTAGATGACTTCATGTGGGAGTGGGATCTGTGGGTATGCCCTCGCTACTGGGCAGTGCAGTACTGCCAGAGGGCCACAGACAGGTACCTGCCGTGCGGTGAGGAGCTGTACGACCACATGGGTGAGGGCATCGATGACAGTATAGTAGGTGATCTCGTTACCGACCCCGTACCAGCACTCATGAAGAGAGCTGAGTGGGTACTAGACACTCACTTCAAAACTGTGCTAGAAGTAGAGGCGTTCAGGGCGATCCCTACAGACCTGACTCTGAAAGAGACAATCACAAGACTGAGGGCTATACCAGGAGTAGAAAGGTCACCATTGGTATACCTGCTAGACGATATGGAGGCAACACAATGCTAGGATTCAAACGCGATCCGGAGTACGTAGCCGAGCACGGTATTGATCTTGCTGAGCTACACGACCACGTCCTCAACGTGTACGGTGAGGACCTACAGGAGGGCATCCTCGTCAACCTCAAGATTGACATTGACCACGCTGCTGAAGGTAGGGTAACTTGGGACGGTGTGGACCTGCCTGATTACCTGGCCGCATACTGCTACTACTGTGAACTAGACAACCTCATGGACGAGATCGACTCGATTGGAGACGCACTATGGTGATCGACCCGGAAGCAATGGCAGCACAGCTGCGCTACTACTACCCACACACTACCCAGGAGCAACGCCTGGCGTGTGGTCAAGAGATTGCTCAGGTATCAGGCCTGTACTGCTGGCCACCTGAGAAAATCATCAAGCGCATCATCAAGAAACATCTTGGAGACAAGAAGTGACGGACTTTAGCAAGCCAATATCAAATGAGGACTGATATCATGTTAGAGATAGTTCTGCTAGTCCCAGTTGTGATTCTAGCGACCCTATACTTCGTCAACGAGTTGAGGTAGCCTATGACCCTAGTAAACAAATAACCCCCTACCTGTTAGGTAGGGGGTTATTTTATGCCTTAGATCAGGCAGTCACCTCAGGAGCCTCAGCACGACGAGGGACAGTGGTGTTCAACTCGTTCTTCTGCTCCACGGTAGGGGATGCAATCTTAGCTGCATCGTAGAGGCCACACGCACCGAGACCCATCAGCAGGTACTTAGCGGCAGCCTGGTAGACAGGATCACCTCCAAGGAAAGTCTGGGCCAGGCCCAGAGCAACGGACAGGACCACAGTCACCGGCATAGCTGCCTTAGCCGGCAGGCCGAGGCGCTTCAGAAGCTCGACAATAGCGAGCATAGCCGGTACAGTGGCGAGCGTAGTAATATCCATACTTCTCCTTACTTACAGTATCCCCGGGGCTCTCTCAGGGATGATGTACATATTCTCTTCCCAGGCGATGTTATTGTGCCACATCACCCCGAAGTTCTGATTCACGCCACACTGAACAGCGAAGTGCAGCTTGGTGTTGTAGGGTGAGAACTCAGTGTCGAGGTGCCTCACCATCTTGTCGTCTACAAACCACCGTATGCAGTCGGGGTAGATACGCACCCCGTACTTGTGCCACTGGCGTGTATCGAGGTCGATCGTCACAGGCCAGTGCTGTGGAGAGCGGTCCTTAGGTGAGGGCCAGTGGAGATTCAGCTGAGTCTTGGTCTTGTCAGACTGGGTCTCCATGAAGTTGATCTCGCCCTCAGGCCACCTAGAGTCTTCCTCAGGCCACAGCATAGCTACCATTTCCGTAGTCCACGACGGAGGGTTCTTCACCCACATGGACCAGTAGCCTTCACCCTTGACGTTGTACAGGGACGCCCATGAACCACACCTCAGCGAGTTATGCAGCGCCTTCTCGTGTGTGGCCCCTGACTCGACATACATCAAGTAGGCTGGCCTGTCGAACTGCATCTTGAGTTCGAACGTGCGGCCGTCAGGTAGTAACTTAGTCATGGCCGGGTCGAAGCGACCTAGAGTACCGTGCTCAGGACGCTGTATACCCCACCCACCGTATGACCTGTAGTCATATAGTGGTTTCTTTTTCAAGTAGTCTTTCATTGGGGAGAGTCCCCTGATACTATCTACCAGGGGACCACACCTCCTTTCAGGCTATCGCACTACCAGGCGTTGACGCCAGGATCCCGAGGAGCCAGTCCCCGAACCAGATCAGACAGCACAGAGATAGAGTTACGCAGCTCCTCCATCTGAGCCTGCACCGCGGTGATGCGTGTCTTAGCGTCAGCGATCTCCTGGCGGATCACGACCTGCCCATTAGAATCAGCCGACGGGTCGCCCGGCCGGGTGACAGACGCAGTCTGAGTGGCAGCCTGATGCGCGTAGTACGCAGCAGTCTGGCAAGCAGCCTGCATACGGCCGAGGTAAGCCCCGAACTTCTCGTCTCCCCAGTTCAGGCCCCCCACGCCCTCGCGTACAGCCTGAATCAAATCAGCTTTGTTCAACTCTGGTCCTTCCGTGCTTGATTGGAATCCTGCCAGTGTGGCCTCCATCAGGCCGATACCCTGTGCACAAGTCACCCACCTGGCAGGGGCTGGGTGATTATCAGAGGCCTTACGGCCGCGGTAGCCTAGGCCGTTGTAGCCCGCATGCGCAGCTACTACCTGGTACTGGCAAGCTGTGTCTGAACTTCCGCCAGAGTCACAGGCCACGTGAATATGGGGATCAAAACCCTGGCTACGATACCTAGCCCAGGCCACACCTCCATAGCGTCTGGCACAAGCCACTAGCCGCTCTATCTGAGAGCTACTCAGGTGCCAGTCCTGGAAGTCAAACGCCCACCCGTCAGAGTGAGTTCCGGCGCTAGCCTTAGCACCTCCTAGAGCCTGCGCTAGGATAACGCTGATGTCTGTGTTATCCCTGGCCATAACGCGCTTAAACAGTCGGTACCACTTAGCTGGAATCTCAGCAGCATAAGCTTCCTGTCCATTGTATTTAGGGCCCACAGACTCATACCCCATTTAACCCTCCTTCCTCGTTTCCACGGCCAGGATGCGCTGACCGTGCTCTTCTAACCTAGAAGTCAACATTCGCTCGGTATTAGACACACGGTCATTAATCTGGGTGATATTGTCGTTAAACCGTCCGATCTCTTTATCGTGACGGTTTAGTACCCCCTTAATTTCCGCCGTAGCCGACGACAGAATTTCTAAATCCGTGTTAGTCTTATCAGCTTGCTTAAGCAGAATATTCAACTTATCCTGAACCGTGTTACCCTCAGCATCAGTTTTGTCATAAACTAACGCCTCGGTATCAGCTTTCAGGTCAGCAGTCAGGTCCTTTATCCTCTTAAGCGACCCTGACATAGCTTTATAGACTTTTACACCGCTGTAGCCAACCGCTAAAATACCCGCTAGGATAGCCCCTATAAGACTTCCCATAGTCTCAGGGCTCAACATATCACCTCAACCACAAAACCACAGCGGACACGAAACACCGTCCGCCTCTGTTAGAACTACCACTATACAGCTTAGCCTGGCAATTAACCTCAATCCCCCCTTCTCGTTCGTCCGGTACAGTGAAGAATGGCCACGAGATATTCGATGGGATAGCCGATGAGCCCAAGAAAGACAAGAAATCAGGGCTATACTGACCCCTGCACTCGACCCTGCCCCAGCATGCAGGGGTGCCAGCGTTAGCATCGTAGTTAGGCATGATGGAACCGCCCGCTATAACCAGCGCTTTAGTAGCCCAGGACGGGGCTACGACGAATGTAGACACCCCTGTGGTCCAGCTAGTCACCGGGGACCAGTCCAGATTACGGGAATTACCGGCGTCAACAGTGATCTGAGACTTAAGTGCCTTGTCACCAATCAAGCCTTCGGCGATCTCGAGGGTGCCATCGAACTTAGCATGGCCCTTAACGTGGAAAAGAGATCGGTTATAGACCGCCCCTTCCCCACCAATAGTGGCCGTGAGCTCATTAATGCGACTCTCGAGACCCTCTAGGCGGTTAACTACCTCACGAATACCCTGATCATTAGACGGCCTATCGACCGTAGTAGGGTCGAAACTCATCAATCCTCCAATGAAAGCATAGGTTTAATCTTAGTGATCTCACCAGAGACAGGGTCAGGGTCACATACCCACCCAATAACCCTGGCTTTACCTTTGAATTGCAGCTCAGGGTTACTAAGATTAGTCATATCAACATCAACATAGTCACCTAGAACGAAGTCACGTCCTGGCATAAAGTGGTCCAACGTAGTCTCCACACTAATAGACGTCAGACCGTAGGACTGACTCTCCTTAGCTGAATACATGTATTGCTGTAGCACGGCGTCATTGACTGACCCCGTGTCAGGAGTCCAGCGCCTTTCGAGCTCAAGCCACCCATACTGAAGGACCTGACCGTTAGACGTGGTGAATTCCTTGCGCTCGTCCCCAGACCTATTCGAGACCACACGCCAGATAGTGGCCCCTTTACCGTCAGAGCAGTCCTCGACCTGCTGCCATGACCCTTGAGACAGCACAGCAGCACCAGCAGTGTCCTTGCCTACACCGCCAAGCCTGTATGCGGTGTGGACCACAATGCCGAGGTGACCATTAGCATGTAGTTCCCATGACGTAGAGAACTCTGCACCGTGCTTGGTCTTCATCAAATTCTGGAGACCAGCAAGACACGTCATATCCTGGTCAGCACGGTACGTCCTGTCGCCCCAATCAAGGGTGGGGTCCTCATCCAGACGCCCATTAAACTGGGCCGCAAGCCGATCTAGACCTATGCCTCGTGCAATAGTCGTATAGCGCTGATCCCTGAAAACCAGTTCAGGGATATAGTTGCGCTTGAGCCACTCTTCAGCAGGCTGGAGTGTGAGCTCCATAGCTTCACCTGACCCATACGACCGCTTCTCTACCCAGCCAGCCCACAGGACAATGTTGTCTTCTATAGCTGCCAGGACAGCTCGCATAGGCTGAGTACCATCATGCCAGTTAGCTGGCCACCTATCACAGACGGGGAGACTCACAGTCACAGAGTCTCCCCGCCCAATTATGGATGACAGGCTTGATTTGACAGCTAGACCAGGTAGCTCAGTCAGAGGCCTACCGTCAAGAGCCGCAAAAGACTGCCATTTAATCATTAGCCGTTCTCGATCGCTATCCAGTCGAAGTCACAACCACGACCATTCTTGACGAACATCTGAAATTGTGTCGCAGTGACGTTATATGGTTTAGGTGTATCCCAAGTAAAGTCCCCAGAAGCTGACCTAACCGAGGCCACAACACGAGGAGCACTGCTGAACCGGCCTGGAGGGAACTGGATAGTAAACACCGCAGGACCAGCGCTACTAGCCGTTACCGTACCCGACGCAATAGCAGGGATACGGGGAAGAGTAACCTGAGGAATCACAGTATCCTCGCGCCATGAGCTACCAGTCCACAGCATGACCTTGTTTGTGTCCAGTTCGTAGATGCGCTGGCCCTTCTGAAGGAACCAGGTTGTGGGCCTGCTATTAGAATAACACGGAATAGTACCGCCCACCGCACAGGTATACTGCCTAGCATCATAAATAGTAGGGCTACCAGTAGTCGACACGACCACACGTGCAATCAGCAGCGCGCCTGCTGGCGTAGCAGGTGTGGGGAAACTAGCCGACGCCACACCTTTGATCATTTCGAACGAGGCTTGGTACTTGTTACTGCCGTCCACAGTACCGTCGTACACTTTCAACACCAGAATATCAGTGCGCGGGTATGACGTGTCCTTAGCGTACAGAGGCAAGCTAATGTCATCGACGTTAGCCACCCTGTAGCTACCGTTATTCGAGACCACAGGAGTCACAATAGCCGTACCCGAGCTGACCCTGATCTGGCTACCATTAAGGCTAGGTGTCATTCCTGACGTCACTCCAGGCCTACACGCCAGAGGGTGGGTATCGTGGACCATAGTCGAGCCCACGTCAAGCCTACGGAATTCCGCGGCATTCACTGAAATATTGCCACCAATAGGTAGCACGTTATCGAGAGCCATTATATAGTCACCTGTCTCACAATTACATCAAGATAAGCAGTAGGGGAATACACATCAGACCTGAAACCAATAGTCAATTCGCCTCTACCTAACTCAGGCCATTCCCTGATAGTAGGGGCAGCAGAAGATTGACCCTGCCTAAGTGACGTGCGGTTAGTTAAATCAATGTCTAGCCACTCATCAGCCTGTAGGGTGAAATCCCACCGCAATCGCCCAGCCCCGCCAGGGCCAGAGAAGATCACAGACGGTATCTGTACATACCCGTAAAGCTTAAGGCTAACCCTGTTATGGTAGCCAGAGCTTACCGTAACCGAACCGTAGTTACCCGACTCCAAGAAAGAGATAGGATACTTGATCGGGAACTTAATACCGCCCGTAAGGTTGGGTAGATACAGCCTATGCTTAGCCGTGTACTGGTCATCAATCTGGCCATCAGGAGTCTGACCTCCACGCCACCACACAGGGTCAGGAGCTATCAGAGTAGCTCCCCACTCAAACGCTGACCCATTAGCCAGGAACGTGATATCGAGAGCACTGTCCCGGGCCACATACATTGTCTTCGGTCCGCGCGGTGTGTTAACAGTCAGTGGTGAGGTATTAATATCCGCGATACTCAGGAGAGTCTCCATAGCCTCCTCGGCGTCCTCCAGAGACTGTCCTACATAATAGCCCTTGATAGCCCCAGACTTAGCTCCATGAAAGGCCTTAGTACGCCATATACCATCGTAGCCCACACGCTGGCCACTCTGCGCAACGGCAGGGGCTGAGCCGAAGAGCTTGCACTCGCTCACAACCCAGTCCCCACCGTTGATCACGTGGCCATTCCACGTGACTTCTTTCACATCAATCTCCTCAGCTGCCGAGCAACTTCCTCAGCAGTAGCGTAAGGGTCACTGCTGTATGCATTGACATTGACCCTACTGGTATTACCTCCAGCATTAGCTCCGGCATAAGCAGGTTGAACACCGTTCAGATTAGGCTGGAAATTCGACTGGAAGTCGCCCATAACGCTCTTAGCTGAATCCAGAAGATAAGGCTGCTCATTCTTAAGACTATCGGCGAAGTCACGAATAATCGCTTTACCAGAATGAGTCACGTAGCCCTTGCCTGAGAAAGGTCCCCACTTAGCCGGAGAGAAAGGCCACAGACCACGCAACCAGTCCATGCCCTGCTTAACCCAGCCCACAAGCGAGTTCCATGCCCCTTGGATACCCCGCAAGAAGCCATCCACAAGAGCACCACCAGACCGGACCAGAAGGCTGCCTAGATCACCAAGAGCTCCAGTGATCTTGCCTGGCAGCGAGCGAGCGAACTCTGCCACCTGGCCACCTAGCTCCTGAGCCTTACGGAGGAATCCGTTCCACGCCTCAGACGCTTTCTGAGGGAGGCTCGACGCCAGTGACGCTATACCACCAATGATCTTGCCAGGCAGTTGCTTAACCCACTCAATAATCTCGCCACCCTTACGGACCATACTCTGGAAGAAACCACCGAACCACTCAGCCGCCTTACCAGCAAGCTGACCAAGACCAGCGAGCCATTCAAGTACCTTGCCGGGAAGAGACATCAGCCACTCGCCCACAGAGGCGAGCCATCCTGGAATGTACCCTAGGAACTGTACGAAGCCCACAATCAGGCCAGCGAAGATACCTATAGAGAAGCCCACAATCATGAGGGTAACCTCGCCAAGAGCTGCAAGACCATCAAGGATCATCTGAGGTAGGCCAGCAAAGAACTCAGCAATCTGCTGCCCAGCTCCAGCCAGACCTTCCATAAACCACTGGCCAATACCCGTAGCGAACTCCGTCAGGCCTCTGACGAAGTCTTCCCACAGGTGCCCAGCTCCTTCCACAGTAGCGTTCCACACACCACCGATGAAATCAGATACAGCCTGCCAGTTAGTAATCAGGAGGACAAGTCCGGCAGCAAGAGCGGCTATACCGACCACAATCCACGTGATAGGGCTGGCAAGAAGAGCTGCCGTAGACGCCCAGATACCAGCTACCCACGTAACGAAGGCGGGAATCAAGATACCAGCAATAGCTGCACCCAGAGCTCCGAACGCCCAGGTGTTCTCTTTCAGCCAGTTACCTATATCCTGGAGAGTAGGCGCCATAGCTGACAAGACATCAGCCAAGGTACTGAACACCGCTGAGCCCAGTGGCTCCAAGGCGAGCTGTGCGTTATTCTGAACTATCTGCCACTTCTCAGCGAAGTCCGACGTCTCACCGGCCACACCAAGAATAGTGTCATCAGTAGCGCCGATGGACTTCATCATGTCCTCAGCGCCGATCTTGCCCTGCTTTAGTGCCTCCACAAACTGAGTAGCACCCTTAGTACCAAACAGCTTACTAGCTAGTTTAAGAGCGGCAGCTTCATTGCCTGACTGGATATAGCTACCGATCTCGCCAGTAACCCTCTTAAACGCTTCCTTGGGCTCCTCACCGGACTTAGCCAGAGTAGTGAGACCCTTAGTCATAGAGGTCATGATCTGGCTTGAATTAAGCCCCGCCTTATCGAAGGCACCGATCATTGCTGCTGTGTCTTGGAACCCAAATCCAAGAGCCTTCATTGTAGGCGCAGCCTGAGCGGTTTTCTGGGCCAGATCATTGAAACCTAAACCAGTAGCCTGGCTGACCCTGAACAAATCATCCATAGCTCCAGGAATCTGCTTAGCCTCAAGGCCAAAAGCACTAAACGCTGCTGTGGTCTTGCTGATATCGACATCCTGACCCAGCAACCGGCCAGCCTCAAGAACCTGCTTAGCCACAGTCTCGAGGTCCTCGCCAGTCAGACCTAGCCTGGTATTCAGGTCAGCGACAACTGGGGCTATCTTAGAGAACTCAGCTGGTGTGGTGGAGCCCACACGCTTAGCAACATCGACTAGTCCATCGAGAGCCTCGCCTGTAGCACCAGTACCCGTGCGGATAGTATCAGTGACCTCGTCGAAAGTCTCGCCAACTTTGTATAGGGCAGCACCAATACCCGCAGCCACACCTGCACCGAGGGCCGCAAGAGAACTACCTTTAAGCCCCTCGGCTAGCCTAGTAGATAACCTAGCTCCACCTTCTTTGCCGGCCTTATCGGACCCCTCGTTTACAGCCCCAGTGATTTCTCCAACAATAGCTTCCTTGTTGCCTTTCATCGAAGGCACTAGCTGATAGTAACCTGTAGCTAGCTCAACAGAAGCCATTAAGCATCCCACCAATCATTGAATTCACTTAGAGGGATCGGATCATACCCGAAAGCACGCTCATCATCCCTAATCTCATTTGGCCTTCGAATAGGCTTAGGTGGAGGCTCACTAGACTTGCCAGCACGCTGCCAGTTAGCTCCAGCAAGGACGTCATAGATGTTAGCTAGCATATAACCGTCTGTGGTCCACACATACCCGAGGTCCTTAGCCAGCGGCCCTCCTGGCTCAGCATGGCTGACTATAGCCTGAAGGTCCCGCCAAGTAAGCTCATCTGTGCCTACCTGACGGGACCTCAAACCTAGCCCAATGAGCTCACGCTCTAGGGCTAGTGGGTGATTATGCCACACACCCACTAGCCCTATTATTCCCCCATGCTGATTTCAGAGTGCTCTTTCCACGCCTCCATAAGAGCCATAAACATATCGTCATCTAGCTGGCTAGTGATCCCTGGCACATAGTGCTCAAGCAGATCAAGCTGGAAGTCAAGCAATTCGGAAGTCTGTTTGGACGTGGGCTTCTTACCACGCTCCTGCTGAGCCTGAATAGCCCCAGCCAGATCACCCATACGCTTCCGAATACCCACAGGCAGCTTCTGAAGCGAGGGCAACTCATGAGTAACTTTAGAACCCGGCATACGGAATTTGAAGTTATCCGTAGCCTTAGGGCCATCGAGCTGAAAGACCTTACTCACGCCCCAGTCACCCCGTCATCAGTGGCGATGTACAGCGAGTTGCCCTGAGCATCCGGGTAGCAAGTCAGGGTCACAGGCAGCTTAATCGCGTCACTAGCAGCGAACGTAATGTCATCAGCCTCAGTGATCTGACCATCAGGCACCCAGATGATGATCTTAGCGTCGCCATCCTTCATGCGGAAGCACCAGGTCTTGTGAGGCAGCTCATCAGCACGTAGCTTCATCAACAGGCGAGTACCCTGCGAAGTCGTCTTCGGGGTAACAGTGACATTCTTCTCACCGAAGAAGTTCTTTGCGGAACCCTCACTCACCTCAAGGTGAGACCACTTAATAGAACCCGAGAACTCACTAAGGATCTTCTTAACCACAGACTGAGACCAGTCTTTGATGTCGTTAGTTGAACGCTTAACCGACAGAGTCAGGCCAGCGTCACTGACATAACCCGAGTCAGTCAGCTTAAGCGTATCCAGGTCAAGGTTGTACAGATCAGTAGGCAGCGTAGTAACCAGAGTAGTAGTGGATAGAATAGCCCCAGTCACTGCCTGATCCGGACGGCCTGCCAGCACATTACGGTTATTTACAGCCATTTAGTTAACTCCTGCTAGAATAGTGCGGAATGTAAAAGAATATCGAGCGATCCCGGAACCGCCAGAAGACTGGCTGCTATCAGGATCATAATAAGGGTAAGAAACAATATCGACTTTATGGCAAGGATATTTACCCATATGCCCGTAATAGGGTCTCTCTTCAACCCAGTTAAGACATTTAGCCGCCAAGTTAAAGGCTTCTGTGCTATCGGTGTTGTCCTTACCCCAGCACGTTACAGTCAACTGCACCCTAACCCTGCGGGGATCAAGACGAGTACCAGAGCTAGTCAGCTTGACTACACACTGTCGAGTTCCTAGCTTGTCTGCTTGCTGCCTTACAGGGACTCCCTGTAGGTGCGCCCTCAAGCCCATAATGCAGGCAGCCTCAGCGTCAGGGAACTCAGCAACATAATTACCCATGAGTATAACTCCCAAACGCGCTAGTCAACGTCTTGTTGTCAGCCTCAGACTTAGCCCCATAAAAGCTAGCCGGCCTCACCGTAGCCCTAGCTCGAGTCTGACCCACATACCCAGACCACTCAAAAGCATCGTCACGGCCAGCATTGTCATTAGCCTGATCACATATCTTCTGGGCCATATCGTTTAGAACTGAAGCAACCTCAGATGACTTAAGCATTTCTTGGAATCCCTCATCGTGGAATTCAAGTCGCTCAAGCATCAGTCCACCGCCACAAGCTTAATCACCTGGTGACTAAGGCCTAGGTAATCATAAGACCACACACCGGGAACGCCTGACACTCTGTACACAGGTGTGGTCTTGTTAAACCATTCTCCCGGCGTACCTTTGTGGTCCCAGCTGAGGATGACCAGGTCCTTAGCCTGCACGGATGCAGTCAGTGGTGCGTACACCGTGTACGCCCACTGACCGTCACCCTGCCTATCACCAGACAGCTCAGCAGCACTAGGCTGCTGAATAGAGCAGCCCTGGATAGTGAACTCCTTAGCTACCCGATCTTGAATCAGATTACCCCGGTCATCATACCTGTCCTGGAGCCTAGCCACCCAGATATAACCATTAGTAAGAAAGGGAAAACTCAAGGACGATACACCAACCTAAAACCATCAAGTGCCCGCTTAGCATAAGAGCTCAATCGAATACCCCCACCAGGAACTTCAAACGTACTCGATACTGAGCCCACGGCAGCTTGATTGATGCCCACCGGAGCAGTCCTAGAAGCTACAATAATAGACGCCATAACAACCTCAACCGTAGCTGGCAGCTCACTATACCCGTGAGTCATAGTAGCCTGAATAGCCCCCATAGCAGCAGGCAGTGGATCACTCAGCCTACACATACCAGCTTCAGACCATTCCTGGACCCCGCGCTCGTGACCGAGGTACTCGATCGTAGGCTCATCCTGAAGCATCAGTGTGGGCAGCTTAATAAAGCGCCCACCCTTATGATCTACCCGCTTAGTCTCAGTGATCAAAGGGTAGATATGCCATTCGCAGAATTCCCTAATAAGTCCGGAAGCCTGCCTAATAAGAATAGGGGTAAGGGGGTCATCCTTTTTGATGACCCCCTTACTTAGGGCTTCCAGAGTATCAGCCCCAATAAGATCCACGATCAGGCCTTGCGAGAAACCTTGCAGAAGGCCTTAGGCTGAGTGATGGTCAGCAACTCACGAATCTCCATACGGACCACAGTCACGTCAGACACAAACAGGTCAGCATGCGAGTTCGTGGCCTCGATACGGACACCACCCTTACGGACCAGCATACCGCCGGCCTTGAACGCACCGACCAGAGCAGTGCCCTGGGGGATGCGCGGGGAGATAACAGTATTCAGGCCCCACAAGCTAGGCACGATCTGAACCTGGCCGTTGCCGTATGCACCGGTGAAAGCACCGCCACCGTAGTACTGGCCATTGCTGTCCTTAGCCAGACGCTGCGCAGCATAGTCACGAGGGTGGAGAACGATAGCGTCGGCCGGGAAACCGCTCTGCTCAAGGACGTCCATCGCACCCTCAAGCACAGCCTCACCAAACTCAGGAACAGTAGCAGTTTTCTCAACCTCGCGAGAGATAACGCCTGCTTTAGACAGCACACCCTGAATCTGGCCATTCTGACCAGAGCCATTCAGCAGCTGATTCTCCTCAGCTACAGCGATGCGGTACACGCCACGGTTGTTAATGTGCGAAGCCATCCACGCGTGATCCTCCAGCATTTCGTCAGAGAATGCCAGGATACCCGTAACCTTCTTCAGTGCCTCAATAGAAGTCTTCGGGTTAACGAAGTGGATATTATTTTTCTTAGATCCTTGAGTAGTCGAGCCGGCGTCGCCCTCGACAGCGCTGTCCTCAAGCCAGGCCACAGCAGCGCTATCAGTCGCGCCCTGTGCAAACAGGTCGCCAACATACAGCGGAGGCTGGGCGTAATGCGCGGCCTTATCGTAATCGGTATCAAAACCGATCAGGCTGTCCCAAGTCAGGTGCCAATCCTCAGATCCCTTGAACTCAGGACCATTCACCGAGAAATTGTCACGGCCCTTAACCCGAGCAAGCTCAGGACCGAAGTGCTTAACGAAGTGGGCGCCCAGAGATTTGGCCTCGCGCTCAACTGCCACAGAATTTCCTTTCAGTTCATTGATAGCGTCCCCATTACTTTCGAAGGACTTAATCTTGGCCACAGTGGCCTTGTACTCTTCCACCAGAGATTCGGTATCTTTACCTACAACCCCTGACTCTTCAACGGCCTTCAGGCGACCCTTAATCTCAGCCGCCTTAACTTTCAGCTCTTCAATACCGCTCACGCAAACAACCCCTTAATCTCAGCTAGAATAGACTTAGCCTGATCATCAGCAGGCTTACCCTCAGGCTTACCCTCAGGCTTATCAGCTGGCTTGTCTTCAGGCTTGTCTTCCTCATCGAAATACTCATCGAGCTTGGACTCAAGCGCTTCGATAATCGGCTTGACCACAAGCTCAGCAATCTCTTCAGGCGTCATTCCTTCTGCCTCTTTCTTAGATTTGACGTCAGTAATAGCCGCTTCGGGATTAGCCGGAGCGGGGACCACAGACACCTCAAGCAGCGAGACTTTCTTAATATAAGTCACACCGCCTTTGTGGTCTGCGTCATTTACATAGAAGCCGAAAGACATACGGTCAATTCGGCCTTCCTTCAAAAGCTTATAAACGATCGGGCCATTGCCTGGACCCTCAGTATCTACCACACACCGAACAAGCAGGCCAGTGTCGTCTTCTTCAGCAGACTCAACATACCCGATATTGTTCTCAGGGTTAGTAAGGTCATGCCCATAGAAGACTGGAATCTTACGGCCTTCCCATTCTTTCAGGGTGTCGGAGAAAGCACCTTTCTCCATGACCTCACCGTAAGAGTCCACATTGCCGAATACTGAGGCATACCCTACGAAATAGCCTGACCCAGATTCCTCAGACTCTTCTGCTTTAACCTTAAACGACTTAGTCTTAATCGCTACTCCCAATCTATGCTAGTCGTGCAATTACAGTGAGCTACCTCAGCAGGGTCATCGTCATCACCGGGATACTTCATGCCGTTAGAGAATTCCTCATCCAGACCCACACGCTCACCGTCCATAGCAGCGTGGCTATCCCGAGCATTAGGTCCAGTGTGCCAGGTCTTAGTTGCCGCACCAGACTGCCTACCAGCCTCCTGTGTGGCCCAGCCCATAGCCCACGTAACCATCGACCCTGCCATACCTAGGGCGGCTTCTTTCAGCCAGTGTTCTACAGGCTCGACAGTGTCCGGAGGATCATCACCCTCCATAGCCTCTTCCCACTCAGCCTGCTCGTCCTCTAGGTCCTCTAGGCTATCGACTATACCCTGAGAGATTCGCTTAGCTCGCTTCTTCAGGTATGACCGAGTAGATCCTTTGTCATAGTCCTCGTCACGCCCCTCGAGTAGCTTGTTGCCTACCTCGCTGGTCAGCCCTAGATCAATGTCAAGCAGGTCCTCAGCAAGACTCTCATCAGCTGAAGCTTTAACCTTCAACCGCCCTGACTTATACAACCTCTTACGGGCATGAGCCTCAAGCACCATCGTGTACCTCTTAACCCACGACCGGCGGTCCACACGCACACCTCGAGACTTAGTCCTGACCTCACCTGAGTTCTGGTTGTACCCTCCCGGGTCCACACTCACGTTCAGTGGCGTGATCAGGTCATCGCCACCATCAATAGCTGGCAGGTTCAACCTGGCCCTAGCCTCATTACGAGTCATGTAAGCAGAGCCCACAGCCGACTGGAACCACTGAGCCTGCTGCTCAAAATCAGCCTGAAGTTTTTCAGCTACATTGAATTCGATATAGCTACCTTTAGCCCCACCCATAATAGGAATAAGGAATGCGTTAAGAGTGGACTCTATTTCAGCAATAAGCGGACCTAGAGTATCTCCGTAAAGCATTTTACGGAATTCCCTGACATTGCTGTAATTAGCATTGTCAAGAATACCAACCATTGTAGGGTTAACGTGGAACGCATTAGCTACTGTCGAATAAGCAAGCTTAACGCCTTCAATGTACTGCTGATCAGTAGCACTGAAGTCCACACGGTTAAGAGTCATCCCATCTTCAAGGATAGGAGTGCCCCCAGCACGCTTACCCGACCCAGTGTACTTCTCGTACCAATCCTCACGGAAGGTCTCACGTTGAGCGTCAGTCCAGCGAGGCGCGTCAACAGGGCGCTGAAGCACAGCTGAGACCTTGCCACCGCGAGCCCACAACTGCTGCCTGTATTTGCTAGCTTGAATCTGCTCAGCCAGCACTTCTTTCAGGCTGACAATCGTAGCGCTGCATCCGCCAGGATCAGTCGGGTGATACCCACCGAAGTAGACCACACGACTAGCATCCAGGACTAGCTTCTTGTCAGACTCGAAGCTGACCTCATGAGTAACCTTACCAAAATTGTCAGACTTAGTCTGAACCCAGCTAGGGGGCAGGCGGTAGACTTCCCAGTTACCGTTCTGGTTCACTACTGGCCACCAGTAGGCCCTATCATAAAGGGCCTTATCCACAACGAGAGCATAGATCAGCTGATACAGAGTCATGCTCTCATTAGCTTTGGCGCCAGAGAGAAACCCGCCAACAGGGGACGAGGTATCCCTCAGTCTACCCCCATCGCTCTGCTTAACGTAGGAATGCACGCCCAGATGGGCGATGTTCCTGGCAAGAAAAGTAACCACAGTACGCAGGTGTGGTTGAGTCTTGAATAGCTTAGCGGCTGAAACACCGGAAAGGTCGACCAGTTCAGTAGGGCCGACCTTATACTGCCGAGGCTCATACGTGGTAATGCCCTGAAGTCGGTTAAAGATACCAGACCAGAAACCCACTAATACACCTCCAATTCAATCCTGTAAACAGTATAACAGACTTCAAATAGATTCTAGTCCCGACACGCCGTAAGCCGAGACTTTTGTTTTGTGGAATTGCCACACATTCATAGCTGTGACTAATGCTGCAACACCATCAATCTTATCGCGCTTCTTTTGCTTAGCAGGTTTAATATTACCAGCAGGATCCATAGCAGGGCGGATATTGTCTATCTGCCATGCCATAAGAGGGTTACCGTCATGCTTAATGGCACCCCCCTGCATAACCAGTCTCTGAATCTCTTTCATAGGGCCAGACATAGACACGAAACCCTGACGGACTTTTTCAAGCCTATATCCATCAGCCTGAAGATCATTAGATACCTGTGTAGCATTCCACGGGTCGAAACCTATACACTGTATGTCGTAATGCTTAGCATCCTCATTGATCTGGGATTTAACAAAATCATAATCAGTGACATTACCTGGAGTCAGCTTAATCAACCCACGGCTAGCCCACACAGACGCATTCCTGTATGTGGCCCTGTCTAGCTCAGCCAAAGCAGACTCAGGCAGGAAGAATCTAGGCAGGATCTGGTATGTACCGTCCTCGGCAGGGAACAACCACACCAGCGCTGTGAGGTCCGACACAGCTGCGAGGTCAAGGCCGCCATAGCACTGCCTGCCCTCAATATTCAGCTGGTCCACAGCCCCCTTCATCCAGTCAGACCTGCTGATCCACGACTCATCCAGCCTGCCCCTGATGCCTAGATGCAGCCTCAGGAAGCTAGCCTTAGCCACAGGGTCAGTCTTAGCCTTATCAGCAGCTGACTGCATGAATGCCCGTGACGGAGTTACAGGGTACAGCGGGTTAGCTTTAGCCCATGTTTCTTCCGACCAGGGGTCATCTTCAGGTGATGCAGACCACACCACGCAGAACGATCTAGGGGCTTCTACAACCCCCTTACATATGTTGTCTACTAGCTCTCTGCGCTGGTCGTACGGCGTGCCCACACTGCCGTCATCAGCTGTGGTGATCACCATCGTCAGGGGCTGCTCACGAGCACCAGTACCAGTCTCCATAGCCTCCAGCAGGGACAGAGACTTATGCACGTGCAGCTCGTCACAAATAGCCCCGTGTAGGTTGGCGCCGTGCGCTAGGTCGCCCTTGCTAGAGACTACCTTGATGACAGAGCTTGTCCTATCCTGCTTGATCGAGTTATGCAGTGACCTGATGCCAGCCTGCTTAAGCAATGGTGAGTTATCGACAAGTTGCTTAAGGGGCGTGAAGCATGCCCCCGCTTGATCTCGTGAGGCTGCTCCAATAATGACTTCAGCGCCGCCCTCGTGATCACCAAACGCAAGGACCATAGCCAGTGCTGATGCCAGTGTTGACTTAGCTCCTTTACGTGGCATTTCAATATAGGCATCCCTATACAACCTCAGCCAACGCCCTAAAGAATCATCATAGACTTGCCAGCCAAACAGCGGGGCCACAATGTAGGCTATCTGTACATTAGTTAGCTTAAGGGGCTTACCCGCCCAACGGCCTTTAGTGTGCCTTAAAGCAGAAATAACCCGAAGAGCATGATCTACGCTCTTCGGGTTAAATCGCACTTGCATACCGTGGACCACACCTCCAGGATCTGGGCACTTGAGGTGTGGCCCCCTTTCAGGTATATCCAGCTTCCTACTGATTAAATACTCTTTAATTTCATTAGGGATTACATTATTCATCGTATTCTAATTACATAAGGAATGGGTTATCAGTGTCTTTATTCTTACCCGAATTCCTTGCTTTAGGCGTCCACCCGGCCTCTTTCATATAAGCAAGAAATGCCTGAGATTGTGACCGGAAAATAACCTCAGCTGGGTGCTTCTGCATCCTGTGGTTTGGGTTATCAGTAACCAATACCGAATCAGCTGAAATAACCTCATTCGACGCTTTTCGTGCAATAGCATAATGCCTACACATAGCCTCGATAAACAGGCCATCCATTTCATCAAGGTTGTCAAGAACTTCCTTGGGCATCATCCCCACAAGCTCGGACCACACTCCTCGCAGGACCTCATTATTGGCGATTCCAGGAGGAATCTCACTAAAACGCTCTTCCTCAGTCATATTACACACTCCTCAAATCTTAGTGAACACTGTTCACTTTAACGATCAACTAACCTGTATTTCACGGAGAGTTACCCCGGCGCGCATTTTTATTGAGCATTCGTGATTTTCTAGACGCTTCCCTTGTTTTCTTAGAATGACATTCATGACATAGTGATTGCAATTCATTTTCATCTAGAATTTTTATTTTGTTCTCTATTATTTTAATTCCTTGAATGTGATCAACTTCTGTTGCAATCATTCCGCACAAATTACAGTAAGGATTCTGTTTCAAGAATCTTTTCCTCAACTTCTGCCATTTGTACCTAGTTTTGTTATCTACTTCTAGCCAAGCAGTTGGACGCAATTCCCATCCAGACTTTGTCGGTGTGTGGGCCAGGCACAACGCTGTGCCTGGCAAACCTAGTTCTCCGCACCAGCATCGCTCAGGGGCTGAATACGGCATCCTACACGTCCTACCAGGGGTACTACGGGGGTACCTACCGGGGTATACCCCAGGGGGCTATTCCTGCACCCCCTGGGGTACCTTACCCGAATACCCCTGGGGTTCCAATCCAGGGGTACTCCAAACCAGTACCCAGGGTATATCTTCTACCCTGGTATACACCCTAGCAGGTACCCCCTACCATGTCAACTCGACACGCCGTCACCATGCCACGGTCACCTTCACCCAGATCACACCGAGCTCAATCACGCTCTCCAGCTGGACCACACGTTTGCCATACGTCGGCACTGCCTGTGAGATCGCCCTCGCCTCATACGCCTCTACCGGGTAGCCCGCCAGCTGCGCCCGATACCGCAGGCGTGTGGTCTTGCTTAGGTCTTCGTGGACCATGCCAGCCTCTTCCAGCCGTTGTGCGCAAGGTAGTGCTGGTACGTCACCCCATCCCGGCACCTCGACAACTCGCTTAATAATCTCTCGTGGAAACTCCATGACCTCAGGGTAGCACACTCCCCGCCAACCTGCAACACCTCCTGATAGCTAGAGGTATTGGCCTTAGACGGCCTCAAATCGTCTGGGGGTACTCCAGTGCCACCCCAGCCCTGTTAGGCCCTCAGAACCCATCCTCTGGTCTCTCAGGGGCATCCTGGCTTCTACTGCCCCCAGTGCTAGACCACACACCTCCTCAGATCGGCCAGACGTGCTGAAGCCAATCCCCGGTGTTTGCCTGCCCGCCGTGTCCCTCGGTCCAGGGCCGGGGCCCGGCGTTTACGCCTGGGGCCCCGGTAGCCCCTGGACCGAGGGCTCACACGGCGGGGCGCTGAGCGGCCAGGAAGCCAACAAAGAGAGAAAGGTCTCCCCCATACCCCCTCTAAAGAGAGAAATATATAACTAACTAACTCCCCCTGAGAGTCTCTCTCTCAGGCGTAAACGCCAGAGAGAGACTCTCAGGGGTTAGGGTGGATAGGGGGGTTTGGGGGGAAGGCGGGGAAG